GCCCGATTGCCGGTCTCGGTCTCGGCGAAATGCACCCGCCCGACGACGCGGTTCCCTTCGAGACGAAGGTCACGCACCGATCCCCGGATGTTGTCGCTGGAGCTTGTGTTGTGGCCGTCGATCAAGGGGAGTTGCTGGCCGAATTGAGCACCATCAGCCCGCAAAACCTCTTCAATAACGCCTTTGGAAGAACGCACCATCGCGGGATTTTCGGTCGATAGCACCGCTTCTACGGACCGCGATTGCTCGTCAATCGTCCCCGGCGTGATCGCCATTGATCGCGTCGTGATGTCACAGTTCATGCGCGCACCTCCTGCTCGATAATGGCCTCGACCAGTTCGCGAATGTGGCGCTGTTGGGCAGGCGAAAGCGGCGCGGCTTCCGGAACAACCGGCGTTTCTGGCAGCAATCCCAGCGTTTCCATCAGCTTCTTTTCTCGTTTACGCTGGGCGAGAACTTGTTCCCAATCCTTGCCCGAGGTGGCGCACACGTCGGCCAGCGTGGTCGTGTTGTTCGCCAACGCGGTCTCGGCGGCACTGGCTTCCTTCCCCGGATCAACGTGCGGCATCGTGGCCCACGTCCATCGCAGGTCGAACGACTCAGGAACCGCAACACCCTCGATCAGCGAGGCTTCGCGGATGACCAATCGGCAAATGCGATTCAACGCGATTCGGCCCAGCCACCTTTGGCAAGTCGCCGTCTCGCGTGAGAACATCTGCCCGTCGAAACGAGCCGACGAATAGTTGTGATTCGACGAATCCAGGCGAACCATCATTAACGGCATGTTGACCGGTCGTCCGATCTCCCTCAGTCGCTCGGATCGGTAGTCGGCATACTGTGCGGTCGGCTGCGCGGCTTGCATTTGCGCGGCCTTCCAACCCGGCGGCAGCGTGCGAATCGTCCGCCGTTCGACCACCGTTTGTTCGTTGACGGCCACATAGGTCGCGTCGGGGTGATCCGTGTACAGCAGCACGGACATATCCGCCGCACTTCGGGCCGCATCCATCACCTGTTCGTCATAGCACCGGATGTCCGCACACGTTTGCAGCACCGGAGCGAGCCACGGAATGCCGCGCACTTGGCCCGGTTCCCGTTGCTTGAACCCGTGAATGATTTGGTCGGCGGTGTAGCGGGTGAGTTCACCGGTGGTCGTCGCCAGCATTTCGCCAGCGGCAAACGACTCAATGTGATATGCAAGGGGCTTGCCGGTGTCGGATCGCTCCACGCCGTCCCGCAGCATGCGATTCATGCCCAGACCGACCGGCGTCTTTAGGCGTCGGGGGTGAATATCCTGAATCCGAAGCGTAACCCAATCCGACTCCCGGTCTTGCGTCAACACTTCAAGGAATTCACCGCAACACCACAGACTCCGCACCCACTGGCGAAGAAGTTCCACGCCAGACAACTGCGCATTGATGTCCGGCAGTTCCCACCATCGCCGCCACACGGCCTCGGCGAACTGGTTGAAATCCTCGTCGTCCGATTGAACCTGCAACGTCGGCCCGTCCACACCCACCACGGACGCGACGTAAGTCTCGATCATGCCGTCGACGAACGGATTCCGCTCCGCTTCATCGAGGGACCGGTTCCGCAGCGTTTCGAGCCGCAAACCGATCTTGTCGTTGAGGTTTTCGCCGTTGGCGGAAGCCCATTGGGCCTCGTTAAGACGGCTTGTTTTGGCCGCATCCCAAGCGCGGGCGGAGTCGTCGCCCATCACCGCTCGGTAAATCCGCGACCAAAGCCCCATCAATACAATTCCTCGTCGGAGTTCTTGTACCGCACCAACTGCTGTTGCATGACGCCGGTCGTCGAACCGATCCCATTGGCCGACGATTGCATCTTGCGGCACTGGTTGATGAACGCCTCGATCCCGGAAGTGCGCCACCGCATTTCGCCGGAACCGTGCCGCGAATCAGGAATGACCGCCATATAGGCCAACGCTTTGTTGGCGTACGTAATGGCGTCCGCGTAATCGCCCGCTTCCATCGCGGCGACCGCAGACTCCATCGCGGTATTGAGACTCGACACGCTCATGGGATGATTTTCCCAGAGCATGGAGTAAGCGATAGGCCCGCAACTCAATGCGGTATTGATCCTGTACTAATCGCCATCTTCAACGGATTGGAACGGCTGTTGACAGTCCCCGCACTTGTGCCAGCGAATCCGACCACGGGTTGAGGTGATCCGGCAGTTTTTCGACTGGCAATGCGGGCACCGGACACGCACGAAACGCACCACCGACTTAGCTTTCTCGGCTTCTTCCGTTGCAAAGAACTGGTTCCCGCAATGTCCGCACGCCCGCTTGACCGTGGTTTTGCCCCACCACGTCGACTGCGAAACAACGGTCGATTGCGGACAACCACACACGGGGCACTCCGGGTCGGTGATTCGCTCCATGTCACCGCTTTCGCTGTTGCGCAAACCAACTTCCGGGCGTGTCGTGTGATACGGGATCGTCATTGAGCTTCACCCCCATGTGGCACCCGGCCACCATCGCCAGCACGGCAGCGTCGAACCAGTGATTCGCCCGCTTGTGCTCGTTCACCCACCGCACGACCTCACCACGCCGCCGGTCCATCTCCCGCTCTTTCCGTTCTGCCGTCTGATGCTTTGCGAATGAGATGTGGACCCCGTGTTCTCCCGTGTGGAACAGCGTCACCGCCCCCGGCGAATCGAGCGCGCACGAGTAGCCGTCATGCAAGCGGCTTTTCCAATGGTCCGCGTCGATTTCGATCAACTTAACGCCGCCCGAGGATGCCAGTCTTTCGACGTGATACCCCTCGCCGATGTGGACCGTGTGCCGCCCCACCGCCGTCGGGCGACTGTATTCCGTGGTGGAAAACCCCTTCGACGGGAAGAACTTCGCGTTGTCGGCCTTGCAGAATTCGTACACCAACTCGGCCCGATACCCCGAGTCGATGCACACCGCCGCCGCCGGGATCGACTGGCCCGACTTGTTCCACCCGGCGTTCGCGGTCTCCTGCAATTGCTGGAGCGCAAAGAAAATGCCCCGATCCTCGCCCAACTGCCGGGCGTTCGTCTCGACCACCCCGTAATCGATGATTTGGCCCCGTGCCTGCCCACGCCACGCAGCGACAACCCAGTGCAAGATATGCTTGCCGATGTCGACGCCCATCGTCACCAGCAACGCATCGGACGGCACAAACCCGCGCCCAGGGTGTTGCATGCGTTCGGCCAACACCCGCGCATCGAGATTGACCAACGCCTCGATAGACGGCTTTGGGGGGATCGCCCAAACGAATTGGCACATCTCCCGCTCAGTCAGTTCCGTGTCATCGCTCTTGGCCGCACGCCATTCCGCCGCCCCGATCTCCCCCGCAGACCGGAAAAAGTTGTTCGGCGCGGCGTACCGATAGCCCAGCGTAAACGTCCTCGGCGCGGCTCCGACGATGGTCCCTTCCTCGGTGATCTCCTGCCCGCGATGCACCAGCTTGGCGTCGACGTGTGCGGCCTTGCGTTGCGGCTCCGTCCACATCGTCCCGCACAAATCGCAGTAGTACGCAGACCGTTCCGCCGCCGTTACCTCGTCTTCCGCACCTTGCCAGCCCACCAGCGACTCACGACCGGGCGTCACCCACCGCAAACAATGCGGACACCGCAGGGCGATCCGGCTGTCGCTCCCGCCCTTGAGTTCCTGCCACGTTCGGCCCGCCTCAAGGGACACCGTGCATTCGAGGTAAATCCGAGCCTTGTCGCCGTAGGACGCGGTGCGGGCTTCCAATTGCCGCAGGGGATCGGCTTCCCGCGACGAATCACCCGCTTCGTCAAGCCCGTCCGTCTCGGTGACGATCAACACCCGCGAGGTGAACGCAGACCGCTTTTTGTCGGACCCGCCGCCGCTCATGAATTTGAGCACGGCCCCGTTCTTAAACTGGATGCTGTCGAACTTCCCCCCACGGCTCCCGGTCCCCCTGGTAGGGATCAGGTCGCGATATCGGCTGGCCCGGATCGCCGGTTCGATGTCCATCTCCCATTTGTCGCCCGCGATCTCCATCGACGGCAGGCCGAGAATCACCGTCTCCCGGTGCTCGAATAGGTGGTACATCGCGGGTATCACGAACCCGATCAGCGACTTTCCCGACTGAACCGGCCCCGTCAGGACGTGCCGCTTCCATCGACCCGACGTGATCTCGTCGAACCAAAGCCGAACGTGTGGCTGTCGCTCAACACTGAACCGGAACCCACGGAACGGGCCGTCCGGAATGACGACTTCTTGTTCCGCAAACTCCCGAATGGAGCGCAGCCGGGGAGCTTTGGCGAGCGTGTAGAATCGACCGAGTTCCCGCGAGAACGCGGACGGATCAACACGATTCGCCATCGCCGCTTCGAGCGATGCCAAGCCCTTCTACCTCCTGTTTCCCTTGTTCGAGGATCGCGTCCAACTCGGTCCGCATCTCCGGGGACGCCTTTTCCAACCGCTCCCCAAACGACCGGAACCGCCCGGCCAACTGCTGCAAGAAATCGCGGACGGATTCAAGCTCCACGAGTTCGCCGCGCTTAACCGCGTACTTCAACTCTTCCTGTTTCGCTCGCCATTTGCGGTATTCTTCCAGCCATTCGGACGTGTCGCCCGACGCATCCATGTCGTCGGCTTCGGCGACCTTCACCCCCTTCCGCTTGTCCCCACGGTTGGCGACCCACTCGGCACAATCTTCCCAGACATAGGCCCCCGGCGCTCCGGGCATCCCCTCGCCCAGCCAGGTCGATATCACCCGTTCGGATTTCCCGAACTTGCGAGCCAATTCCGCACGGGTTTTCAGGACGGTTTTCTTGGGCACATGCCAGCCGCGTCAAAAAGATATGGGAGGAACCGGGTTTTGAATCGTTTTGATACAAGAATTGTGCGATGTCATCACCGCGATACGTACGGGGGGGCCTCGGAAGGACCCGTTGCACCCCACCTCACGCGGCCTCATTCCACCCGCGTTTCACCGCATGAACCGCACGGCAAGCCACGTCACACACCCCAACCACGAGCATCGGCACCGCCAACACGGCAACAACCAGTGTAATCATAATGACGACACAAGCGTAGACCATCACGACGCCGCATGCTCGCAGTGTGTTCAGCATGATTCATCGCACCCACAGCACAATCGTGCCCTGCTTGCTCGCCCCTGCGTTGGTAATCGCCAACGACAGATTGCCAGCCACGAAGCGATAGCCCACGCTCGTAGTCGTGCCATCCTTGACCGCAATACCGGGAGCGACCACGTAAGGAGTCGTGTCCGACAGATTGGCACCTTGGCCGGACAGCACGTCGACGCCTCGCTCATCGTTCAGCACGATGTCGTAATTGGCCGTCGGCGCAGGTGATCCCGGCACAAAATCGACCTCGGCCAGTTCGCCCGGCGACCGGATCGCAATCGTTTCGGAGTACGCCCCCGATGCGTTGCTTGTCCATGTGATGACGTACGGCGTGGCAGCCGAACGATTCGTTTGCGAAACGTGATCTCCACCGATTGTCGTCGCCATGTTTATCGTCTCCTGCGAGTGATACCGACCGTGTTGGGATTTCCGCTTGCTGCTGGCGTGTACACCGCCTGAATCTGAAAAGCGTCGACTTCAAGGCTCGGGCTGTTTTGGTTTCCGGTTTCGTCAAACCCAACTCTCACACCGAACGTCGACGCCTTGGCTTGCGCTGGCGTCACCGTGCCGTCCGTCACAGCCCATGAGTGCCACTGGAACGTTGATTGAATCTTGAATCCGGCTGTCGTTCCGCCTCGGTTGCTGCCGTAATCCGACCCCGCTTGACGCAGGTAGATTTGGTAGGCGTACACCTGCCCGGAGTTTGTTTCCCGCGCGTAGCACCGAACATTGAATCCGGTGATCGTGGCGGAGTCCGGCAGGTCTAAGAATCCCGGATTGAGCAGCGTGGCGCTCACGTTGATGCCAGCATTGCCCCAGTCGGCGTTGCTGCCGTCTTGCGTCAAAACGCGGCTGCCGGGATATAAAGACCAGTCGCCGGTCAATGTGGCTGACGCGAAGCTCGCCCATGCTGTTTCAGCCATCAGTACACCTTGCCGTCAGTCTTGAGCTTGTAGGCTGGGACTGTCACACGCCTGCCAGAAATGCTTTCACCGCCGGTCGATCCGACCAGCACGACTCCGCGTTGAATCAGCGACTTCAGTTCCCGTCGCGTGACGTAAATCGACAACCCCCAAATCTCGGCGAGTTGCAACGCTGTCAGGTATCCCGGCGGCTTTTGCCCGTTTTTGCGGGCGTCCTCGATTGCTTCCCGCCAGAGTTCGACGGTGATTCCGGAATCAGAGACGCTTCCGTGTTCGACCTCGCTATCGTCCACACCTTCGCGTCCGCGAACAGACGACCATGCGACTTCCGAATCAACACGCCTCCGAATTGCGGTTCGCTGAGTCTTGCGCCCGGAATCTTCCACGCAAACGGGGTTTTTCCCTGCCACGCGGGAGTTACGACCGCTCTTGCTTCGCCGTTGATCCAAGGCATCACCGTTTGAATGTGCCGATGTCTGTGAGACCGGACAATGATCGACGGCGGTTGCCGCCCCCACCGTGCCGCCTCGTTAAACGACTCCGTCAATTCCTTGTGCACCGCTGTCGCTTCGTATGCCGCCGATCCCGTGGTGCCGATGTGGTGCAGCAGGTGAACCAAGTCCCCGTCATCGCCGATCTTGATCCA